TCATTAAATTGCTTTTGGCAGCACCTTCAAGCGCGTTGATTTGCGACTGGATTTCTTTACCGGTCTTTTCCAGCCCTAATAGTTGTGATTCGTTAGCTTCATTAGCGGCGATAGCCCCGCGACGTTGCGCTTCTAATTGTTTTAGTTTAAGCGAAAGGGCTTCCAGATCATAGACATTGCTTTTCTTTTGGGTTTCTAAATACTCGTTATTACTACGAATCTTTGCATCAATGGCCGTGATTTCGGCGTCAATTAAATCGGCTGATTCCTGTTTGATTTTCTGCTCTTCATTTAAAACGGCCAATTGCTTGTTATTATTTTTGATGATTTCTTCTTGCAAATGGACCTGTTGGGCAAGGATTTCTTCGATTGCCTTATAAGGATTTACGGCGTCTTCTATATTTTTTGCGCTTTCAGCCGTGATGCTGCTATAAAGAGCCGCTAATTTATTGTTCTGTCCTTGGATTTCTTTGATATTGTATTCAAGCGAAGCCATCTTATAGGCGTCTTCTAACACTTTTTTCTGGATCTGGGCCTTTGTCTTAAGGATATTGACCATCTCAAGCTGGGCTTTATTCTCGCTTGTGAACTGCTCTGGGGCTTTCCGCATCATTTCTAATAGTTCTTGGCGGGTAACTTCATAATTCGCAATAATTTTATCGATATTAAAGCCACTAGCTGAAAGCTCTTTCTCGTAGCGCTGAATATCGTCGATTATTACACCGATTTCTTTGTTATAAGCCGCTACGCCTTGGATAGAAAAGGCTTTGTCAATGCGGTCGATAAACTTATCGTAATCATCAGTAAGTTTGGCCATCCCGGTGGCTTGGAAAGCCAAGGCGCCTGTTATGTTATTGATTTCTTCTGGTGTAAATAATGGCTTTTGCTTGGCTTTTTCGATTTCAGCGCTATACTGAGCCAGACCCTTTGCAACAAACTCTTGCATAGTGATATTGACGCCGAGAGTCTTATTGTAGTTATCCAAAGCCGCTTGGGCTTTGGCGTCTAATTCAATTTTTTTGATTTGATAATCTTTCGCTATTTTAAATGCCTTTTCTTCCATGGCATTAATATTTTGGACTGCCTTCGCCGCATCTTCTTGGGTTTTTATACCAAATGCTTTCTTTGTGTTTGGATCTATCGCATTAACTTCCATGCGTTTTGGGCCTTGCTGCCCTGATATTGTATCTAAGCCCCGGTCTTTATTGTAGAATAGTGTCTCTTTGAGATTATTACTGGCATCTTTATAGACTTTATTAAACTCTAATTGGGCTTCTACCGCTTTTCTTAGGTTAGCGTCTTGTATCTTTGCGATAGCCTCGGCCCCTTTTGAAGTCTGCTTTTGGATATTATCCAACGCATCTTGGAAAATCTGGGCCGCCGTGCGATATTTTGATACAAGCTGATTGACGCTATTAAACCCAGCATCGCGCAATTGATTGGATAGGTTTTGCAATGTCTTGGCGAACTCAATCATATTGTCGATCTGCATTTTTTGAGCTTTTTCGCGAGCTTCATTAAGGGCTTTCTGGGTCGCTAATTCGTCTGCACGGATTTTGGCATAATCAATCTGGGTTTGTTTTATTTCAGTAACTGATGATTTTGACTCGGCTTTAGTCTCGATTTTCTTAGGCTGACTCGCTTTGGCTATCGCTATTTGCAGGTCAAGTACTTTCTTCTGTTGCTCTGTATTCTCTTTCTGATGCCCTTTCTGTTTGGACATTACCTGTAATAGCGCAACCTCAGCGTCTAAGCGCTTTTTCAGGATATCAAGGCTCTGTTGTTCGTATTGGGTCTGATTAATTTCCCCGCGTGCGAGCTTGAGCTCTAATTCCTTACTCGATATATCCAAAGCGGATTCGATCGACTCGGTCAATTGACGTTGTTTTTTGATTTGTCGATCTAATTCGAGTGTCTGCTGGCTAAGTATTCCATGCAATACTGTCTGTGCTTTGCTTTCACCTTCCACTGATTTAATTTTGTCTTGGATTACGTTGTTGGCTACGCGTAGGTTTTCAATCTCAGCCATCTCTTGGGCCGTTAATACTGTGTGTTTTTGGATCTCTGCTATACGTTGCTGATTTATCTCAGCTAAGGCCGTTAGTGATTTAGCCTTCTCTTCATTGGATAGCGTTTCGTTTGCAAGGATATCCTGAGTTGCCAGATTAACGGCGTCTTCTAAGGCTTTCTGCTCTACTAATAGCTTGTTTTTATTCGCTTGGAACTCTTTCTCATTGGCCTGAATTGCCGCCTTCTCTTTGGCAGCTTGATAGGAAGCCAATTCCAGCTTCTCATTTTCAGATAAAGTAACACCCGCTTTTTCAAGGGAAGCGAGACCAGCCATGCGGGCGTCTTGTTGCGCTTCGATCGCAGCTTTTAAGTCTTTCTCTATATTCAGGCCTTGAGCAGTGGCTTCATTGATTAATAGCTGAGCATTTTTATCATCCGAGCGAGTTGAGACAAGCTCGGCTAAGGCTTTAGTCCTCTCATCGCCTTCGAGTTTGGCGGCATCGGTAAGGGCTTTCTGGATAGTGATCTTCTCATTCATTGCCGGGATTGCCGACTCAATATCCGCTTTTAACTTGGCTTGGAAGTCTGCACTTTTGGCAAGCTCAGGGGGGGCTAATGCAAGAGCATCAATAAAAGCCTTTTCTGCATTAAGCGTTTCACCTGTTTTAGCCATTTGGACGCTTTGCGCTGCTAATGATCTATCTGCATATTCTTGTGTACCTTTCTCAACTATAGCTTGCTGTTGTTTAGCTGTATTTAATTCCTGAGCCAATCCCGCTGCTTTCTGAATGGTCTCATTATATTCTTTGGAACCTTGGACCATCCCTTTGGATTTCTGCATTAACGAGTCGTATTCCATCGAGAGATTAACAACCTTATTGCCTAAATTGCCAAATACATCAGCATTCGCCATATCTTGTAGATTTTTATTAAGACCACTGGTTTCCAATGCTACAGTTGCTAAGCCCCCTGTTAAGCCACCTGCCACATATTCGCCGACTTGTAATATCGTCCCAAGGTTGCGCTGCCACCAATTGCCCTGTTGTTGCACCACATCGTTAAGAGCTTTCCCAGCTTGTACCTGGGCGTCCATTGCAGCCGCTTGCTGGCCCGTGCGCGCCTGTGAGTCGATAGCTTCTAACTGCACTTTGATCTTTTCAAGACGTTCGCCGATTGGGCCATCCGCTTTCATTAGACGTTCAATCTCAGCAGCTGCAGCAGGTCCTGCCGTTTTGGCAATCTGTTCTAAGTTGATTTGCAGGCCACCGATGATTTTCTTATCGTCCAATGGCTTGAGATTAGGGCCGATTTGATTCAACTTGGCCATGGCCTGATCGACTTTGCCAAGGCTTATTTCGGTTTGATTGGCAAGCTGGGTTTGGTTTTGGATCTCAGCGGCCGCTTTTTTGTACTTGGCATCCGCCGATTGTAGGGCATTATCGATAAATTGCAATACGTTGGCCGTTGTGGTGGCTAAGCCACCCATAGCCGCCGTGCCATTTTGACCCATAGTTAAGAAAATATCGTTTGTAATGGCCTTGATTCGTTCCATTTGCGTTTGCGTAGTATTGGCCATTTTGTTGTACATGGTATCGGCGGCGCCCCCCATGTTTTCAAAGCCTTCCATGACTGACTTAAAGGCTTCGCCACCCTGTTTCCCGATTAATCGCAGCGCTTCATTGGCTTCCTGTGAGCCTATTAAAGACGTAAACTTGGTGATATCTTGCCCAAGCGATTCAGCTAATGCGTTGATATCGGTTATCTGGCCCATCTCGGTAACGCCTTTAAGGCCAGCTTTAATTAGCTTCATGCGATCATCAGCATTTGCCAAGACTACACCAAAGGCTTTAATGCGGTCCTGAGCTGTATCGACCGATAAACCGTTCTGGGTAAACGCCGCTGTAAGCGCCCCGTTGATCTTAATAGCTTCTCTACCATTGGCAGTTAATTGCGCTAATGCTGGGGCTGATTTGGCAATGTTCTGGGCCATCACCTCGGCGCTTGGGATTACACCCGCATTCATGACTTGGGCCATAGCGTCCATGACAAACTTCTGGTCTTCCATGTTTGCCAGATTGAGATTGCTGGCATTACCCAGATTACCCATTGCCAAAGCCACTGTATCAGTTGATGCCCCTAGTGCCTTTGCGGTCTTCGCTGCATTTGCGCTTGCCGATGCGGCGGCGTCAAGATTGTCGGCAAAGATTGGTACAGACCCAATAAGGTTGTACATAGTCGTTTGCAATTCACTCAGGGGCGCTCCGGTTTCCATGGAAGCCGTACGCAACTGGGCTACCGATTCAGTCAAGCCAGCTTCCTGTTTCTCATTCAAAAGCGTGCTGATTTTCGTTATATTCAAATCGTATTCATTCGCAATCTCAATGCCCTTGGCCATCCCGGCGGTTAATACGCCTATACTTCCAGCCGCCATCACGCCCGCAGGGCCAATTGCCCCTAAAAAACCTCCGACTGGCCCCAAAGCGCTTGAATATTGCCGAGCCATTGACTGAGCCTCATCACCAAACCCAGGTAGATATGTTTGCCCTGTTACTTTGTGCTCGCTTTTCCCAATATCTAAATGCGCTCTTTGGGTTGCTTGCGTTTTTTTTATATCATCAATTGAATCCCCAGCCTTACGGGCCATTGCCACTTCTTGCTTGTATTGGTCTTCTAAATCGGCAAGGATTTTTAACTTAGTCGCGTGCACGGAAGCCGCCTCTTCTGTCCCGGCTTGCCGGATAATGTCATTAACATCATCTTTCCAGCGTGCAATGCCTTTTGCAACTAACTTTTCCCCCTCTTCATAGATCGATTTTTTGGATTTCATATAATTTTCATCGATCTTTCTAAGCTCTACCGCATTCCCTTGGGCTTTCGCTTGGGCCTCTGCATAATTTTTATCCAGATCAGTCAATGCTTGACGCCGTGCTGCACGTATTTCGGCTATGGATTTTTCAGCGGCTTCTGTCTCGTATTGAGATTGTAGCTTGCTATTCTGTTTAACAAAGTCAGTATAATTTCCAGTCAATTGGCGCGCTTCTAATAGGCCACGTTTTAGCGCTTCATTTTCAATCCCGATTTCGATTGCTAGTCTATTGTCCACCTGCTTTTACCGCTCGGCCTCCTTTCATAAATACGTTTTTTAATGCTGGCTCTTCTGAGCTTCCTTTGCCGTCCATGTCTTTTAAATCACATTCATTTTTATACGCCGCCTCATCCGTTATTGTGAGGAGGAAGAGGAAGCTGCAAGACGCAAGAGCTTCCTCTGTTTTGATGCCCTGCTGGCTCGCGACGCTGACAAGGGATGCAAGGCTGCTTTCTCGCTTGGTTTTTCCTGCGCTTTTTCCAGTATAGCCAGTACTTTTTTTTTTATGTTTGATTGCAAATAGATCAGCTCTTGGCAGATCTCTACAAACTGGTCTGGCCGCAAATTGTAGAATAAGTAATCGCAAAGCATAAAGCGTAAAAACTTTAGGTCTTTATAATCTTCCGTTACGCCTTGGATTAATTTGGGATGTTGCTTAAAATGCTCTTCTAATAGTGGTCTTGCGACTTCCATATCCGCAATCTCGGCAAATTGACATAGAAACCAAGGCAAGCCAAACCCCGGTTCCCACCAATTGCCGATCTCGAGTCTCAATTTGTCTAATTCATTGATATTTTCATCTTGCAATCCGCCAAAAGCCTTAGCCGTGTAAATCCTAATCCCACGTTCAAAGCGTGTGTAGGCTTTGAATGACTGCAGCTCAAATCTGAGTATTATTTCGCCTATCTTATAAATAACCGGATTGTAGCTCAGTATATCGGCCTCTGAGTGAGGCTTATCGGTTAATAATTGTATATCCATAAATCCAAAAAAAGAGGGGCCTCAGGAGAAGGCCCCTCACCATACGGAGTTCTTTAAGCAGTCACCCCATAGGCTACGCACACGTATGCGCGCATGATGGGGGCTTTTGACACTGATAATTCGTAAACTTCGCCATTACAAGCGTCAACCAATGGCACAAACTTCACACCTTGGCGTGCAATCTCATTGCCACCGGGTACGAGTTCGCCATCAAGATAGGCTTGGCATTTTTTCATGCGGAATTGCACCAAGTGCCCTGCATTGGTAAACCACTCGAAAGTGATATCACATTGTGGCACTGAGCGTTGTTTGTTGGTCTCTTTGTAAACGATTCGGCGATCGGCCTCGGTGGGCGCAATTGCCAAAGTCTTACCAAAGAACCAAGGATCCAATTCTGCAATCTTGGCGGTAATGGTCGCGTTGATTTTCGCATTGAAAGTAACGGCTGTAGCGCTGGGTTTCCCTTTCATGAAGTTCACGGTATCTTTTTGTAAAGCTACCGAGAAATCTTCATCAGCACACCAACCGATCTTGTGGCGGCGTTCAATCAAGGTTCCATCGACCATGGAAGTCTGGGCATTCAGGTAGATATCGCAATCTGAGAATTGCCATAAGTGATCTGAATTGGGATTTGGTTCTTCAAACGCGAGGTAGCCACCGTCTTGGCGTTCAAACTCGATTACCAATTGTGGATCTTGGCGATCGGCATAATCGGTATCATAGGGCGTTGGGGTCGCGCCAGCGGCAAGCTGCAATTGCAATACACCGAGGGTCTTGTCCACTGCATCATAATATGTGGATTTTGTGATGTTTTCGTTTTTCTCGTAAACCAATGGAACGGCGTCCGGGCTTACAAGTGGGGATCCATCAAAGTCAGTCGATACGAGAGAACCTTCTGGTGTTAGAAGGTAATTCCAAGTAACATCGGCTTGACGTAACGCACCTTGCAAGAAAAATCGCGGCTGATAAAGGCCATTGATAGGCGAATTGCCATCAAAAAGCGCCGGAAATCTTACACGGAGATTTTGAGTATCTGAATTACTGGCAGCGGCGGCATCCAATCGGATGTCATCCACTTGATTCCATGTAATCCCTAAAGCGCCGGATGCGGCTAATTCCACCACAATCGGCAATGGGTCGAGTACTGGTCGCATATACTAGTATTCTCCTTTTCGTAAAAATGCGATGCACTCAAATTGTAAGAGCTGTATTGTTAACGGCCCTAGTTGCTGAGTATCTTTGTTTGTGGTACGGAAATTACGGCCCTGCAAATATTCAGGTCCATGAGCCCGTATCCAGCGAGAAATATTATCCACTGCTTTATTTAGTTTATTTGTTTGTTCAAAAGGGCTATTCCCAGCGGATCTTAGGACGCCGACCATAACGGTAATGCGTAAAGGCGTGGCTCGCAAGCGAATTGTTTCGGGTAATAACTGAATGCGCACTGTGAAAACCGGCTCAGCTAAGATAGTATCCAAGGAGACTGTATTAAAATCCTCCTCATAAGTGGGTGTTTCACCCGCCGATTTCAGACCGTCAGTCAATGTCCGCGTGATTCGCTCTTGGAACGACTCTAGCTGCTTAACCATATTTGGCCTGTCCTTTGAAGATTTGGGATCCCGGTGTTGTTCGCATCGACCTTAGCTTTGATCTCAGCCAAGGCTTTGCCAAATAATGAGCCATAAGTGCTCTCCCAAATGTCAAACTCATCTTTAAGTCGCAATCGTAGTGCTCTTGCAATGTAGATCATAGTCTGGTACAAATGCACCTTACGAAAATCAAATGAATCGACGGGATAATTCTTATTGCTTCTATCTGGCTGATCAGACCAAGGCAGCGTCCACATTACTGTGGTACAGGAATCAGAAAACTTTGGCGCCCAAGAGTTGATCATCTCCTGAATCGAGATCCAAGAAGACTGTATCTCAGGATAGAAGCCACGGCGTAACATAAAGTAGTCACCTTGGCGCATATCCGAGGGCGTGAAAGCTGAATCCAGTGTTAATGTCTTGGTATCGGTTTCCCAGTCAACAACGCGCTTGACCGCATCGGGCACAAACTTGCTATTAGACTCGAAAATCGACCCAATCCAAAAATCATCAGGCTCTGATAACTGATCGCAAACATACTTGATCGGCGAAACAATGGTATTGATACGGAGCTTTCGTTCGGGTCGGTATTTGTCGATTTCTGGCTTTTCGATCAATAGATCCAATTCGCTAATTGGATTGACCATTTTCCAGTAAACAACATCATACCAACGCGTATAGAAAACGCCGTCCACATCCCAAATAATCTTGTAATTTACCTTTGGAACCAGCAAAGCGGTCGTTGTATCCACATCCCAGATAGTCGTTAATTCGCCGTTATTGTTCACAACTTTGCCATCCAAGATAGACCCTTGGAACATTTGAGTCCCGCCGGGGCTGTAAAGGGTGGCAGTCGCTGCAGTAACTTGGATAACTAATCCCGCATTATCGAATTGTTTGGGCAACTGAGCCCCTTCGACTGTGCGAGTATTGGCCGTGGGATTGAAAACTATCGCTAATTGCTGATTCATGCGCCACCTATACCGTAATGCCTTTGATAATGGCGTGATTGGTCAAGCCATTACGGACCACAAGTGTATAAGTGCCGCGGAAGTAACCCGTTTTGGCAGTAACACCCGGGATCTTCTCATCGAAGAACTGCATGGTATGCGAGCCAAATGGGATTAGCTGCAATCTACGGCGATCTAAAAACCAAATCTCATTGCGAGGCATGTTCTGATCGATATAAATCGGCAATGCAGGCATTCCGCCAATACTTGGGATATAAGACGCCACGTTTGTCCCGGTTCGGCCGTTGACCGAGGGATCATTATAGCGTCGAATATTCGCGTCGAAAGCGCCGATTGATTCAGATAATGCTGTGGGTACGATAATAGCGATATTATCGAGGCTGCCCGTGTCTTCAAAAATCAAACGGGCTGCATCATCCAGCATAGTGCGAGTTAACGCACCACTGGCTTGTACAACATTACCGCCGGATTTATCGATGAATTGACGTACGCCGCCCATCATGCCAAGTGTGCCCGTAGTGGTTCGCTCTACGCCTACGCCAATGGTAATCGATCTATACATTTTGAATGCTAATCGAATCATGGCTTGCTCTTTGGCATTATTCCAAAGATCATCCATAGCGTAGATGCCTTTCAATCGTGCAGTTTCCCAAAGATCCTCAGAGACACGCACGTCTTCACGGAAGATTTGCGTGAAATTGTAATATTGGGTTCCTACACGCGCACCCTCAAAGGTATCGAAGGAGCTAATTTCCAGCGCCCCGCGAGTGAAAGTAACACTAGAACCGTTGCCGCTTGTGTTTGCGAGCGCTTCATTCGCGATCTCTTTTACGACAAGGTCGGTCCCGTTAGTGATAGTTGTGATTTGGTAAACTGGACGGAAAAGGTCGACAAAGATCTGGTCGCCAACCTTAAAGATAGACGTATCGGCTACGACCACGGCGATCCCAGTTGCTAGAGCTGCATGGGCCGTAATGTCTGCTGTTAATGCGGTAGAGCGCTCAGTAACCTGATCATCAAACCATTCATGCCGGTTCTGAGATGCAAATTGGCCACCATTGACCACAATTAACTCAGTTACCGGGAATTTGGTCAGGATGCTTTCTAGGCGCGCTTCAACGTCTCGGACAATCTCAACGGCCGTTAATTCCGGACGCTGTTGAATATCTTCAATCATTTCTGCTCTTCATTCAGAGCGGGGGAAGGCTACTTTGGACGGTTTATAGAGGCTTTACCTGCTAAAATCGCTTTATCGTTATTACGCAAGTATTTGATCTGCTCTAAATCGCCTGCTTCTTTTGCCTGTGCCATTGCCGCTATGAATTGTTGTGTTTGTTGTTGAGGATTTCCCACCTGCGACGCAAGCGTACCGGCTGGGAATTGTCCATTGGCGGGCGATTTAGGAAGAGTCTTAGACCAAGCACTCAATTTCTTTAATTGGGTTTGTGGGTCTAATTCCCCGAAAAATTCTAAAAATTGGTTCTTTTCAACAGGGGATAATGAATTGAGATTCGACTCTAAAAGGCCTTTTATAGCCTCTTTTAGTTGTGTATTCTCATTCAGCAAAGGCATATTGATGCCCTTTTCTTTCTCATACAGTTGTTGAAACTCGCCGCGCTCTTTGGCTTCTTTCTCAGCCTTTTCTACAGCCTCAGCGTCTGATTTGCGTTTTTGTTCTCGATATTTGAATGTTTCTTTTTCGAGATCGCTAATCTTTTTCTGCATAGCTGCGAAATCGTCAGGTGTATAGGTCTTTTTCTCAGGCGCGGGCGCGGCTTCCGTGCTCGGCTTATCTGCCCCTTGGACAGCTGGAGTATCTATACTTGCTTTAGTAGCACTCGCATCGGGTGCAGTTGTTGGATTGTCTGACATTTAAAAATCCTTCTAACTGTATAATATAATCACATTTTCTTGGACGGCAACAAGTTTTTTAGCCATTCAGCTTCCAATTTATCAAAACAAAAAATATCACATATAGCTTTAAGCGTTAATGGATGCGGAATTGTTTTCCCTAATTCAAGCCTGTTATAGGCTGATCTGCTTATTCCAATTGCCTTTGCAAGGCTTGTTTGACTGTACCCTTTCAGCTCACGAAAATATTTTATAGATGCTTGAAAAGTTTCCATTTTATTCTCCATATGCTTGTTCGGCGTTTTTGATGAATGCGTTGCCAAGTGATTTCGGCTCGGTCTTGATAAATAATGGCTCTCGTTTCTCAAAATTGGGGTTGAAAAACTCGCTTCTGACCTGACCCAGTTTTTGGTCGTACGTAGAGCCTGCAAACTTTTCACCTCTTATGGTCTCTAACTCTTCTATTTTCCGCTTCTGTAGTTGTATTCCGTTCTGTAATCGGGCTTGAATTGATTCTACCGATTCGCCACCAAATCGCTCTTGCAATGTAGTTGTGGGTACGAGTTGACATTTACAATTAGCACCGCAGCGCGTATGCCCATTGCCGGGCCAATATCCCGAGGCTTTCCACTCGGCTAATGTCTTAACTTGCCCACTGAGCCCAATACAGTCAATGCAAGTGTTAGTAAAAATCGCCATCCACATAAGCTCGGTTTCTGCACGTTCATTCGCCATTGCCGTCTGTCTTTTCTCATCCAATGTTCGCGAACTCGGCTTTCTGGCAGTTACTGTGCCATCGGGTTTATATTCAACTGTATAGCCCTGACTTGCGGGCAATACCGCTTCAGCTGGCTGACCGGCTGCAATGCCTGCACCCACTTGTGATTGCGTCTCTGTGAATATTTGGCGAATAGTCTGGGTCGGTGTATCTGATATCGCATTTATTAGGCCACCAAACCGGCCGGTTCCCGTCTCTATTTGATTGATGATATTGCGAATAACGGCTTGCGGATCGGTGCCATTGGCAACTGCCTGATTGATCTCTAATTGCAGGGTACTTGTGAGCGTGCGAAGCAATTCATTCAAGCGGGCGTCAAGTAACTGCAATTCGACATTAGGACTAGCCAATTTTGAGCCCCTGTAATTTCTCAAGCACTAATTTTCGAGCCAGGGCCATAATTTCCTTCCATGCAGCTGCTGATACGCCGAAAAAATCCTTGTAATTCTTTCCAGTGGCACCGCTTATCAATATCAAGTCCAAATGGACAGGTGCATATCCCGATTCCAGCGTAATCGTGAGTTTTTTGTCACGTAAATTAACTTCATAGCTGGATTCGTCCGATAGATGCCCCGTGAATATCAAGCTTTTCAATGGCTTGCCAAGACGCATTTTCTGGGCCAATCGGCGCTTTGAGTTAATGTCCAGTGGCTGCCCTTTGTAGGTCACTTGCTCAATAATGCCATCGACGATTGCCTGTACTACAATAAATCCAAACTCGAATTGCTCGCTATTGGTGTATGATAACTGTTTCTCTATATTATCCCAGTCAATGCCGCCCTTAACATTCATACTCATTCTGGCTCTGCCAATGCAAATGCCGTCTGGATTGCCGCTTTTTGGGCTTCCGTGCCTTGCTCTAAAATTAATGGCACCCAGTTTTCCTCGGCCCATGTACGCAAGAGCATAAACGCTGCCTCTATGTTATCCGGTTCTGCTAATAATTGTTCTAATGTCTGTTGTATAGGTAGATTTTTGCCTATTTCCCGGTTGTCAGCTTGAAATATGGATAGAGTGTCCCCAAAATCTTGGGCTATCTCATTTAACTGGGCCATTTTGAGCGCCCCCGGTTAGATCGATTGGCGGATTAGGTTGTTTCGGCTGCATTGGCAAGTTAGGGGCTGCGACGGGTGCCTGAGCCCCTTGAGTAAGTGCACTATTGGGCATAGCGAATTGAGCTGATGACTTTTTTAAGGCCCGGTTTGCCTGCAAATTGCGTAATATTTGCTCTTGGGCGTCTTCTTCTGATTTGATATCGGGGTCGATCATCATCATAAGCTGGGCTGAGCTGAGATATCCAGCATCAACCATAGGTTGCAATTTCTCGTACATCTCGACTGGTTCTGGTTCATAGGGTAGTGGCCCAAAATTAATAACAAACTCGTAATCATCAGGGATCCCTTTCATGCCGGGCGTAGTATTATTCAATTTGCGGATAATGTTAGCTAAATCGGTTTCGCCACGCCGATAATATGGCCATTGACCCTTGATAAGCTGGATGATAGACTCGTTTTGGATTTTAAGGCTAATACCTGATTGGGGTACTGCCTTAAACTTGTCTAAGCTGATTCCATAGCCATTAAGAACTGATTCCATATACCGCTCTAAGGCTTCCCATTGACCTGTTAAGTCGCGGCTATGATCCAGCTGTTCAATCATCGCTGTATCTTTATCGAATGGAAACATCCAGACAGCGGCCTCGTCTTTGATGAAAGATTTCGGCGTAAACTCACCTGCTGATTTACCACTGATGATAATCTGCTTCCCAGACGCCTCGCGATATGCTCTCATCCATAAGCTGAGCAGGTATCCAGTCTGTAATGTGCCTAAATAGAGGTCACGCCCTGAGGTACGATTGATAAACTCACCTAGCAAAGGTTCCTCATTGCGAAATACCGCAAAAGGTAGGTATTTTTCACTTTTATAAAGGAAAGGGTAAGGTTTCTTCTCGGGTTGCGTATAGTTGCCGTTATCAATCTCTGCGATAAATCCCTCTTCACCTTCTTCACCCATATAGATCAGGATTTCCTTGCGTGTAGTGTTTAATGTGGATGGCGTGTCAGTGAGGTCGATTACATACGTTACGCCGATAAGCCGTTCTGGGTCTTGTAATGATTGAATTGGTGTAAACATATCGGGCGTGATGATATCGAGGCGGAATCCAGATTCATAATTTGCGTCCACTACCGGCCTAATTAATACACAATTGCATAGGTTCACTAACCGATTTACATAGGCCATTTTGTTGTTGTAATCGGCACCTACTATCTCAGCAAATCGCTCGCTATCTTCTGTTACTGTTTCGCCGGGGCTTTCCGCCGTCGAATTGGTTTCGTCAATAGATTCCAGACTAAATGTACGATTAGCTGTCGTATTATAGACCAAAGAAATCTCATTTACTACCCTCTTGATTAGGTTAATGGTAATAGGAAGTGGCCATCGAGGTGCTACAACATCATCAAACTCGGTCGGATTGCGATTGATGCCCACTGGATTATCAAAGAATTGGGCCTGTGTTTCTGGGCTGATCTGGCTGATAATATAACGCCTGAGCATTGATACCCAGTTATCAGCATACATACGTAAGCGTCGGTCGATATGTGCTTGAAAGGTCTGCCAGTTCTGCCTTTGCAGCATTTCGCGCTGCTTTGCCGGGATTAGAGCTTCGAGGGATGATAGAGCGCCACTAGTTAGCATGGATATAATATAACTCGATTATTAGGATAGGTCAAATAAACTCAGTAATGCCATAGCCAAGGGCATCTAATGCGTGTGGATCATAGGATTGCTTATCGATCTGCTCTTTGGCACCTTTTTTGTAAACCGTTTGCTCAAAATCATTGATCAAATTCTTGCAAAGTGCCGAAACCTGTAATTTTTTGATACGTAATTTCTCGCCTATGCGAATAGCCCTATTCAATGCCGGGTCTGTGCCGCGGTGGCGGGCCTTATATGCCCAAATACGTTGTCCTGCTATGTCTTGCCACTCAGCCATCCAGCCCGAAGCGCTTGGGTCGATGTTGATGATAAGTTCGCGTTTCTCAAGACCCCATGTCTCAAGGCGTGTCATGACGTCCGCATAGACCTTGCGAATACTCGACTCTCTCACATAGATCTCATCAAATGCTTCCCATTGATCGCCTTTTTGGCCAATAAACATTACACAGGTGGGATGATCAAACCCGGGATCGGCGCCTAAGATAATTCTATCATATTTCGAGGCGTGGCCCTTTAGGTCAGCTGGCACGTCAAAAACTGTATAAACCTCAATAACTCGGCCTTCATTGGCGTTCCATTCACCATAAATCAGACGCGCAATCTCAGCCGGTGAATATGTCGATTGCATTAGGCTTAGAGTTGTCTCTGGGAAATGCGGATTAGCTAACGTAGTTGTGTTTATAGCACGTATTTTCAGGTTATAAACCGTCTGGCCTATCCTATGTTGGACGTCCTTCTCTTGGATCCACCAAGTATTATCGGGATTGCGATACTTTTCAACCGAGTCTTCCAAGAAGGCCTTATACACCCAATTCTGCTTAGAGCTGGGATTCGTCTCTACGACAATAGGATAATAGCCATCCTTACCGGCTTTACGCAGCCGGCTTAGCCCGATAGTAAAAGCTTCCTGTGGCAATTCCGTGGCTTCTACTAACCAAAGAAAGTCTGCATTGATTGATTTTAGCCGCGGCTGAGCTTCATGGCCATACCGCATTGTACGCGAGAGTAAGGTAGATTCGCCTTGTTTCGACAGGAACTGCCACTGTAAAGGGCTTGAAAGGCGTTTGTTTTTTATAAAGATTTCGCCGATTTCTTCATCTAATGTGATAGATACCGTATCCTTGAGGGTAGAAAACGTATTTCCAATCACAATCCCCTGCCGTTTTTCTTCATAGCATAGTTTCTGCACTATATGCGAATCGACGGCCGTTTTCCCGCTGCCAAAGCCGCCCGTAAGCAAAAGCACATCACATTCTTTGCGAAGTATGCTTCTCGTAGCGTGTATTTGCCACTGAAGCAGCCCAGATTCGATCAGAGTTGCGATATTTTACTCCCGCCAAACCTTTTATCCTGCCCGTGGATGATTGGCATTTTTCGGTTATGGAATTAGATCGTCAATTTGTGATAAGTTCGGGTTCTGACTCAATTTGCAGATCTCTTTTGGCAATCTGCCTTAGCTTCTCAGCCTGTATTTGGTCCTCAACATTGGAAATAGTGCCCCAAAAGTTGTATTTCCGTGATTGCTCGATCCAATCTCTGAGCGCTTCACCATTGATTTTAAGGGCGCTGGCTATTGCATAGAGTGATTTTAGATCGGGTGGCTCTGAGCTGCGCAGGATAGCGCGGATTTGTTTGGCTATTTCGATTCCGTCCTCGACGTTATCTCGATGGGTCTGTTCTATCTGTTCCCAGATGTTATAGGCCTTATAATCACTTGGCTTCTGAACTGCGACCATTGCGACTTCTTTTTTGGGCGTTTCGACCACTTCTTTCGCCCGTCTTTTGCCCATTATTCGTTGCCTCGGGTAGAGCTGGGTTGATTTGGGTATCTCTCAGGCAAAAAAAAAGCATAGGGCTTGTTGTAATACCACTCTATAAAGTCTTTCCCGAGAATAAGATATTTGCCGCGCCCGTTATTGGTCCTAAATGCCTTAAGCTCTCCTCGATATATGCCTCGGTAAATGGTATTTTCGCCGATTTTGATGGTGTTGAATAGTTCTGAGATCGAATATTCGCGGCGGGGTTCTATCTGGTCAACAATCATGCGCTAAGAAGCTCTTTTGGGAAGATTATACGCGTGCCTTTGCCGTGCCAATGGGAATCATCAAAATCAATGCCTACAAAGCGTCTCAAAGCTGGGTTGTCAGGATACATGTAATCGATCATTTGATTTACGGTAAAATCATGAGTTTCTGGCCATAAATCGGCTGAGGCATAATTATCAAGCACCCAAATAGCTCTATAAGTGAATAACCTTGAATCTAAGATAGCCTTAAGAAAAGTATCGCGGTTGTAGCCCTTAACCGAGTCTATCGATATTAGCTCAAAAACCTCAGCTGGAATAGAATAGATCACATCGACTATTTCGTCTTGACGCCCTAAACAATGCACCGTTCCTTCAAAACCGAGGGTTTTTTCCACTTTTTCGGCCCATTCTTTGTCGGTTTCCAAAGCCAAGTGATTATTGAATCTGTTTTTAAAATATCGGGTTGATCCACCAGCACCGATTTCTAACGAATAAGGGCCTTTGCCCCTTGGTGAGGTCTTAGCTAAGATAAACTCTAAAAACGAATACGCCCCTGGGGTTATCCAAGGCACGCCGAGCTCTAAGTGTCCTGCATTGTCTTCCCAGTATCGTTCAGGTAGGGCTATCATTCGTTCCAAAGCTCAATACAGACATCAGTAGAAGGCGCACCGCCACCATGTATAGCACGGATACGATTGATTGGGCGTGTAAATCTGAATGTTTGAATGAAAGGGATTTGCATGTTAAAATTATAAGGCTCAGCCGCACCTAAGCTGATTGCGTCTTGGGGATCGTCTTCAAAATTAAGCGAAATTGATGTTGGGGTTGTCATTACCGCAGCTACACCAGAAACACGGGCTCGATTAAATGATTGGTTGATTGTAATATCGCTTGCATTGCCAAAGCTATCATAAACTGTCCAGGTAAGATCCGGAGTAAGCCCACTATCTTCGCAAAGAACTACCGACTTGAACCCTTCTCCGCTTGTAGGAGTCAAACTAAAAACAACACGGCTTTGGTAAGTCTTATCCATTATTTGGCTCCTTATGCTTTTTCAGCCTGCGAACTGCTTTGGCTTCATATTCGCTTTTCTTGAAAATATAACACGCAACTGAGCCATTATCAGCCAGTTTTTCAGCCCCCCATGAGGCCATTAGATCAGGGCTAATAAAACAATTATGCCGTTCCCATTCATTGCCGTAAACTGGGTCTTGAGGCATCTCGACCGAGGGCATATTCACAATTACGGCCAGATTAGCCACTCGTAATGCGTGATAAAGTGAATGTTCGGCCCAAGGATAATGGACGTGCTCAAGGGAATCGCCGAAAATGATGATATCGTAATCTTCTTTGCGAGCTTTTTCCAAAAGATGTGCAAAATTGCCTTCTGGATCGCCTTTAGAGACTTTGTTATAGGCAGATAAATCCAAGCCGATTTCGTGTGCAAGGCGTTGATCATCGATATATTTCGAGAAAACCTCGCAGCCGTCTAAAATTATAGACTTATCGGCAATAAAGGTCGGAAAAGCGGCTTTGATGGCCTTGCCGATGTTGCCTGCACCGATACCACAATCAAGGATCTTGATCTTTTCATCGGGTTTGATTAAACCGGCAATAGCTTTTGTCATGAATGCATGTGTGTAGTTATCACTGAATGGCATTTAAAACCACCTTCCAACAAGCGAGATAATATCTAAAATAATGCTCAGGCCAAAGAAAGTCAACCCTTTTATATTTGGGCCACTCACGGCGCTTCCAAGGATACATATCATGAGTATGTATATGGTACATACCTTCGACCTGTTTAACCTTAGAAACGCCTGATAAAGTGCAATGCATTGACTTATTTGGGTACGCCTTCATGAACTCAGCATTGGTATTGGCGATATATTTCATGTCTTTATTAGCACGAAAGGCCCGTATATGGGAATCACTATGCCCTAAATCGATTAGGGTGCGGGGGTCGGCAAAATGATTACAGTTAACATTAATAGCGTCAAAGCCTTCCGAATGTGCTTTCTCTATTTCAGCGCCAAAATCTTCCGTGAAAAACTCATCCGCATCGCAATTCAAAACCCAATCAGCATCATGGATGGCTAATTCAAGCGCAAAATTGCGCGCTCTGATTTCATCAAAGCCGCCTTGTTCTATTGGAATCCAGCCTGAACCGAAATCTTCGATTACTTCAGCCGTCTTAGGCCCGGCGCTATAGTATTTCAGGCCATCGGTATGCACGGCGATAATGCGATTTACCCAAGGATACTTCCGCATTTGCTCAAGCGATAGGTTCAATACGGCATCTTCTTTGGCGTGGATATACCAGACATTCACTTTCATGCGTTAAAAGCCTCTGTGAAAAATTTACCCACATTTTCAGCGCTTAGATAGTCAATACAGGTGGAATCTGGTATAAAATCGGTTTTATGGTTAACCGCATGGCTCATCGCTTGTTTTAATCTAATTAAATCACCTTCTAACCAATACATATCATCGGTATTGATTATCATTTTTACCCGCCAAAACTCATCAGAAACCACAGACATTTGTTCCGCATGGAATCTACAATTCGGCGATAAATAATCAGCGTGCCATGAAAAAACATCATCGATATCATCAGCCGATTCCACAATTGCAGGCGCCAAGCAAGGTTTACCATTCACTGCCGCAGTGGCTAATGATATCGCAAAGCCTTCGCCACGGGCTGGACAAACATAGCAATCGCATTCAAGGATATTTTTCAGCATTTGTTCATCACTTAGAAGCGATTCGTTGATTTCAATAATGGGCAATTCAGAGGCCTTCCAGCGAAAGCAATCATAGGCCTCTTGATGTAACTTGAGCCATTCACGACGGGAAGCATCACTGGACGGCAATTTCAGTTTTAGTTTCACCTTATCTTTGTTTGTGAATGCCCAGAAATACGCCTTGAGCAGGATATCCAGCCCTTTTCGGGGGCTAATCCGTGAAAAATCAGAATAAAATGTGAATATTTCATTTTTGAGGGGCTCATGCAGGGTAGGCTCTATAATGTGAGGCACTACTGAGATTTTATCTTTCCACCCATCACCAAGTAAAGCCAAAGCGGCTTCTTTTTGCCAAGTGCTAGGTGTTAGGATTTTATCAAAATAGCTTAAAGGCTCTTTCCACTGCTCAGGCCAGCGACTCGTTTCAAAAACCGTATAATAGATTTTTTGCTTAGCTTTCTGGGCTGCTGGCGCTTGATCGATCCGCTCTATAATATTATCCTGATTCCAAGGCGATTTGTGGACAATAAAAATATCGATCTCTTCTGGCAAATCACGCCCTGCTGCGATTCGATCTACCCAGTATTGCCCTCGGTGGATAAGTTCGTTATCATGACTGATATTTCCACAAATCACATTATAGCCAAGGGAATCCAGCAATTTAACATTATCCCGTGCGGCCTTGCCATAGCCTGAATAATCAGCGAAGTGGCCTAAATAATAGATTGTCATGGGAATTGCCTCCATAATTTCGGTTCAATTGGATCTGATAACAAAAACTGGACTTGGTCCTTAAACTCTTGATAAGTATAAGGTTGCCAATCATTAGTTTTCGGTGCATTTTTGTAATACTGATCAAAAGATTGAATATTTTCCATCTCTTGCATTTGATGCTGGATACCGCCTGCCCTCACATAGCAAGGGCGCTCTGCCTTGACCAAATATTTTTTATTAATACCAAGCTCGCTTCCTGATCCCGCGGCTGAAATTGCGCAACGGATTGGACTCATCAATGCGTCTTGGATGGCTAAGCCAAAGCCTTCTCCGCGGTGCGGGTGGAAAAACAAATCGCATTCATAATAAAGCCCTTGAACAAACATATCAGGGATTTCCCTCTGATTTAGAATAGGGCTTAAATCATCCCAACAATACAATCGACCTTCTAATCCGAGTTGTGGTACTAAGCTACGCAAATCAATGCCTAATTCGTCGAAAGCTGGCATGTGCATATAACCGACCCAGTCATTGCTTGAGTTTTTAAGCGCTTGCACCCATAAATCGACCCCTTTGCGTAAATAGTTTCCACCCACATATAGCGCTATCTTTTTGTCTTTAGGGATCCGCAACTTGTCTTTCAAGCCTACAATTGAATAAGGTTTAGGTTCCCCATAATGAGGCAAAATCCCGATCGACCCGACACCATTAATACCACTTGATCGCTGTAATGCGTCAACAGTTGCGCGAGTATAGGCCCAGATCTTGGATACCGAGTCTAAAATTGTTTGATTTTTGATAACTTCATTTTTACCGACGCGAGAAATCGGCGGCAATGCAAGACCTTCGATCCCAAAATAAGCCGCCCATGGGATTGCTTGGGCATTAGTCAATTCATAACACGCATCGAAATACCATAAATCGCCAATCGAGATCATCAAATCATACTTTTCAGCAAGTGCTTTCTGGGTATAATTCGTTTGGGCCTGCATAAAACACGGCGTCCCGTTGAATTGAGGCAATCTTCCAGCACCTAAATGGTCGCCGCCTTTGGGGATAACCATATATTGGCATTCGTGGCCTAAATCACATAAGGCTCGCAATATCATAGCCCCCGCTTTTGAGAGGCCTGACCAATGATAGGGATGGAAACCGATTATCAATATTTTCATAAAGTACCTTTATTCTGGGATTGTATATATCACCCAGCATCGTGTTTGGAACATGCCTGTAAGGAAAATAAGATCAGCCATTGAATTATCTTCCTTGAGAAAAAACTTGATTTGCTGCGGGATTATATCTGTCGAATAGATCTGCATATAAATATCAGGATTCAAATCCGTTTGTACCGCTGCACTGATTTCAGAGGCGGCGGCAGTAACCAAATAATGTGTCGCTTCTTCAAAAGTCATTTTTTCATCAAGGATTTCCCAATTTTCGTTATCGCGTATCAATGTCATTATTTTTTCGCAATCAGCCATTGTATAGGCTTCCATTTTAGCGATAGTCACGTAATCGTTACTGACCGTATTATGTAGAGTATATACTGGATCTTCCGAAAGCAGCAAAAACATGCGCCCCGGGAATGTAGCAAGATATTCTACTAATGTTGGCATTTATTGCACCTCTCCGGGTTTAGGTATATCTATCCCAAGTTCAGAAGCCGCAAATACGGCTATTTTATCAATATAATCCGCAAAGCCTTTAGTGTCAAGTTTGGTTGTGGAGGCGCCGATCCACATACTATAACGCCTGCTATGATTCTGTCTGGTATTTGGCAGCTCCTTCCCATTGAAGTTCAATTTACAAAACTCGTGTATCTCTTCCACTGTATGCCCTGTATGCTCGGCTATTAGCTTATATACGACCCCCCAAAGGTATGCGTTTTGGGATAAAGTGCGAGGGTTCGATTCAGGTTCGATTGTGATGCGGACGCGTTTACCAGCGAATTGGGATAGGGCTCTCAAATAGGCGCTTTCATTGAAATAAATGCATTTGGAAGTATCGCCACTTTCGATCATGGCGTGTAGGTATATTTTATTCATTTGTCCTCCCGATCTTCATTAGCCACGCTCTCTGCAATCCATGTATAAATGATCAATATGGCGGCTATAGCTATAAATCCTATCACGAGACAGACCATTTAATTCCTCCCCGGATAAGTCACGTATTCAACTTTCACTATATTTATATAGGTATCGTCGCAAGGCGCTCGGAAAATCTTATTAGCCTTTCGTACCGCTCGGTCAAACATTCGTTCTTCTCGCTCTGCTTTAAGTGCTTTTTCTGGGTCAACATAAGCCTCTACCAAGCGTTTCTCAATTATCATAGTTTGTGGATAGCGAAGGCAGTTAGCGGCATCTAATAAACGCTCTCTGTCGCTTGCTGTCATAGGACTTTTGCCGCTGATTTTATTAGCAAAATTGCCTTCCTTCATACTCGCCACTCGGGCTAAGTCTTTGAAACTAAAGCCGATCTCTTTTTGTAGGGCTCTGATTTCGGCTATCCATTCCGGGTTAGCTTTTGGGTGTAGATAGGCCATGTTATTTCCCTATAATCACAGGTGGTGGTGTGTAGATATATCTTGTGTCCGTTTTTTCGCAATCACAAATAACCTCACATTTTTTCACACAGAGTAAGTCAGGGCAAGCCGCTATACATGTTTGCATGTCTTCTTTTTTCTTTTTATCGGCATCCGCTGCTGGTTTCATCAATAAACCTAAAACAAAAAGCGCTGCAAATGTTACAAAAAGTAGTCCGACTGCCAGTACAAGCAATTGAAAGTACGGGCTGTCATCAAACCAATCCTCAAATCGTTTCCACATGTTATTTTAGTTCCTTTTCTGTGAGTTTTTTATGAAGATAGCCTATACCCTTGGCGGTTATGTAGATTTGTTGGGTTAGCTGATCCTTCCCAGTCTTGGGGTTATGCCAAAAACTATCCCTCACAAACAGATATCCAGCGTCAATCGCTGATTGCATCGCAAACCATTTATCGCCTTTTTTAAAGACCATTCCAAACTCGTGCATAGCTGGGTAGATAGATTTAGGGCCGATTCCAAACTCAGTAAAGGCCTTCGAAGCAGTGCTCGGATTTGAGCCACCTTCCGCATTCATTAGCTTTTCCCAAGCGTCAACCTTAGGGGCTTGGATTGCGAGCTGCTCTGCCTGCACATTGACGGTCGCTTCTAAGGCAAGCCGTTCCTCTTCTTTGGCCACTATTAATTTCATGGCTTCCAAAAAATTGGTCGGGCCTTGGGGCGCTTTTGCGACTCGTTCGCATTCAATAAAATACAGCCGAGCTTGTTTGCCTTTATCGCCTTCTGCTAACATGCAGATTTCTTTTGCTGAATTGATTGTTAGCCAATAGATAACCGCAGGTCGGCCTCTATCCGTTTTTAGCGACACTTGTCGGTAAAAGTCTGTAGTATTAGAAAAACAGAAATTGCCCCGCTTGCCTTCTATATAGTAAGTAACGGTCTCTGAATCGAGGCCCAAGAATTCGGCAAGCTCTTTATGATTTACGGGAAAATCGGGTTGTTCTTTGTGAAGGGGGATAATTTGAGAAGTGTTCATTTGTTAGTCCTATTAGTAGTTAGGATAGCGAGGCATACTACTAAATAGCCTCGCTAGCTAAGAAGCCATCCACGACGACGGCCCCTCGGTATATAGTATAGTAAAGACTTAGTTAAAAGTCAAGCCTTTGAGATTAAATATAAAATGCAAAGGCCACCAATGAGTTTGGCTATATTATCAATAATTTCAAGCAATTCCATTATTAGTCCTTTTTGTAAATCTATTGGGTATCGTCAAGGGTAGCCGTCAAATATTCCCAGTTTCTATAAACTTATTCAAATATTTCACTAATTTTCGCGCCAATGGCCTATCAATATGCATCCGTTCCTCAGTGGTCCCAAGCCAGATTGCGGGCTTATCTGCCAATGAGGATTCTTGTATAATACATTTGTACTTATATATATCGTCAAACTTGCGATATGCAAATCCGCGGGATGTATGTTGCTTTTTCATGATTTATCCTTGGGTATCGTCAAGTTCGCCATTTATCATTTTCTCAAGAATTTCGCGGCGGGATTGCATTTTGTGCGCTGCCTTGTACTCGATAGCGATTAAATCGATTTGCCTATAAACCTCGGCCGTCGATAGGCGATCAGGTGGCAATATTCCTTTTAGGTATTCTTTTAAATTCGCTAAGCGTTCTAAGATTCCCATCTACTTATTCTCCTTGGGTATGTATTTATGCCAGAGTTTATCAAAGAGCATTTCAGCGCTAATCAGTGAATCTCGCCAACCAATATCATCTAAAAATTGCAATCTCGCTGTAATTCGATATCGCACCATATCAAGATCCCATATCCAAATCTCTCCGTCATTTTCAGCCATCGCCTTTAGCGCAGTAAACCCATCGACGTATTCGATTGGGTCTTCCCAAGGTTCCCAGCCGTCGTTATAAAGCGAGCTGCTGTAAACCACCCCTACGCTTGTTGTTGCGCCGTCCTGCCAAATTTGCACAACTCGGCCAAAATCATTAATAAAGACTTTAGACCGAAACCCATATTTTATTTCATGATTCTTATTATACGCCCCCTTGTCGAGCATATAGGGTATAGCTTCTCTGCGGGTCATTGGGTTTCTCCTTTGTCATAGACTCTTTGCCAGCGATTGCAGGATAGGATTGGGATTGGTGTCACCAATGGTGTTATGATGCCTATATGGTTTAGATCGAAATTATTCGTCAGTTCTGTATATTTATATCCGTGCTCTACAAAATCCAGCGCCTTCCACTTCTCCCCGAGTTTAAGTCCTTCGATGGCTTGTTCACGCGTGCAGATTGGGGAATAGATTTCCCAGCCAGTATCATAGGTTTTATCATCAATTTCATCAGTTCGCAAAGTACCCGATGGCATAAAATCAGTCATTACGATAGGGTTTCCTTCACGATCCATGAAAATATAATTAAAACTTAACCTTGGATGAATAACCTGCTTCCCATCCAATAACGCTTGCCACATTTCACGTCTTGTCATTGTGTTACCTCTGTTTTTGGTTTATAGCTTAGTTCCCTGACTGGGTTCCAAAGCTGAGATTGCTTTACTTCCGCCAATTGTGTAGGCCATACTTTGACGGGTGCTGAAAACATATCCATGTAATACAACTTTCCGTCGGTTAGGATAGCAAATCGCCATCCGCCGCAAAACCATTGTTCGCCACGGATAAGTTTGGGTAGTGCCTGTTCATACGTCATGGATAGTGTACCCCTCTTCAGGATAGCGTTCTAAGAATTGTTCAAATGTCATAAAGGCGCGGGTTGAAAAGGTCTTATATTTCAAACGCCCATGCGTGCAGATACGCATACCGAGCAGTGCTGATGTCTCTGTCCAGAAACAATCATCGCCAAGGTCTATGCCAACGCCTTGCTTGAGTAGATTTAGAGCTTCTGATTTAGTCACTAGCCTTCCCCGCCGCGTATTCTCGCATTTTATTATAAGCGATTTGTATTTCTAAAGCGCTTGGGTATCGTTTTCGCCGTTCAAACATTGCGACCTGTCCTGCATCGTAGCCTATAATATGCCCTAAATAGCGTTGTGTCAGCCAATGCCGATGGCGAAAGCTCTTTAGTTCTGTTGCGAATCGCCATCGTAAATGATATTTTGTTGGTTTTTTCATGACTTAATCCCATTGACTTGATTATAAATAGGCCTTAATTCCTTGACTACAAACCGCACTTCGTCCCACTTGCCAAGCTCTTCAAGTTTAGCTTGTTTTATTTCACCTTTGATAAACTTAAGACCAAAGCATATATAGTTGTTCTGCACGGCTTGAGCGCCATATATGTGAGTCGTGCAAAGCATATGTTTCCAGTGAACTATTCTGATTAGATTCCACAGTTCATCTGTGCGCCCAAGCCCGGGTTCTATGTGATGAGTCTCTACGCCCGTTGTAATGTACTTCCCTTCCAAGCGGCTTAGCTCGCAGTAGGGGAAGTTGTACTTGTACCATTGGATTAGCTCGCTGTTTTTTATCTTGGGAGTCTTGGGTGCGGGTGGGCGATTACCTATGGCCATGTCTTGTCCAGATTCCTTTTAAGCATTCAATATCAATAGCGCAGCCAACCCATTTATTTTTCTCTTTATCCCACAAGCATAGCTCAGGCCCTGTTTTGGGATCATAATAAAGTTTATATAACGTCCTGTCAATTTCCCAGCCTTCTCCCGCTTCCATCCCAAGCAGCGCCTCAAAGAAACTAGGATGATATCCAGCGGCTATTAGTTTATCGAGTATGTTTTGAGTGTTAGTCTCGGACATAGACCTTAGCCCTCACTTTTATTTCAGCGGCATCGCTTAATTGTGCGCTGAATAATAAATCTTCTAAGCCTTTTTTATCCCAAGCAATCTCTGAAATCACTTCCCACATTTGGCCAATATAGACCTCACTTAAATCGATATCGTATTTTTGGTGATTTGCGTTGAGCCAATTTTGCATTTCTTCACATTCAGAGCAGAGCTTAGAGCTATACACTTCCCCGTCCTGCGCATACGTTGTAAAATGATATCTTTGGCCTCTCTCTATTTTGCAGGCACATTCACAACAAGTATGCAGCTTGCGAGCTTTTCTTAGGACTTCTTTCAATAAAGTTGCCATTATTCTCCCGCCTCGTATACGATAGTTTCATTGGCTTTAATATACCCTTCATATTCGACTGGACCTTGGTACTCTAAAACAACGTCCGCCAAGCTAAACTCTTTGTCGTAGTACTTCTTAAGCTCAGCCAAGATTTCCGTTTCGGTTCGGGGGCCTTTGAGGACCAATAGCACATTTTTATCAGCTTTCATGTCAGCCCCTTTTTGTATTGTATCCCGCTTAGGAAGATAGTATCGATGTTTTTATTATGGCTCATAATTGTGATTGCGCCGTAAATATCTATGCCGATTGCGATAGTACTCTCAAAGCCAGTCGATAGTTCGCCTTTAATATCAAACTTTAATTGGCGATCAGGTGCAATGTCAAGGTCCATAATGCCAATAATTTTGTACATACCGATTTCGCCGCCAGTGATAGTACCGAATAGCTTGACCGTATCGCCTTCAACCGAGGCATAGACTTTGTTGTCGGCGATCTCGGATTTTCAGCCGTTCTTTAGTTCTATTGGGTAATGCACTAATTTTCCCTCACAATTTGATCAAAAATCTCTTCAAAAATCGCAGGTACTTCAAAGTACCCACTATGCGACTTCACCCCCCAACGGGATCGGGCGTCTTCATTATACCAGTTTGACGGATGATTATCAGGCAAGCCGACTTCACCTATTCGCCGATTCCACAAATGCCGTGGGGTGCTAATCCACTTCAAAACGCCATCAGATCGGGTGTAATAGAAGTGAGCAAATACGGTCTTCCCACATTGGACCCCCCACTTCCCGTTAGGCTCACATTCAGAAGCGCTTATATCACCCGCCAAGGAATACCAGCGATAGACGTCCCCATATTTTAAGAGGCTGAGTGCATTGGCCACTACATAGTTACCCATTGAGTGAGCCAGTAAGTACACCCGCTTTCCTTGAAAATTAAGGCTGGTAACCAAAGCTGCCAATCGCTTCCCAGCTTCGACGGCGTCCCATCGGTCTGCCGTGTAGTTGAGTGCCTTGCCATTTGAAGGCCAGCTTAACATAGTAAGGTTGAAGGGACGTCCATTGCGGAATCGGTCCAGATTGGCACCCATTTCTTGGGCTTCTTTGTCTTCCGTATTGTAGCCGTGAATGCAGATTAGGACTGATTTGTGATCCCATTTATACATTGGGAAATCGACCCAAAATGGTGCAAACGGGCTGAACTCTTTAAGGTTCTTTGGGTCTCGCATTGAGATGTTAATCATTTTTCTCTTCCTCCATTAGCATATCGTAGATTTGTTCTGGAGTTTCTTTGACCAATATACCAGTGGTATTATGACTATTTTCGCGTATCACGCAAGATGTTATGCCTTCGCTTATCTCAACGCGAAAAGCACCGCGCTTGCCGAAAAGCAATATAATTGTACTTCCATCCGAAGCCCCCGTCAATTTAAGCCATTTACCCATTAATTTTTCTCCTTCTCAAAATCAAGTTGTTCTGTCTTGCATATAAACTCGCCAAGCGTGTCTATGTCAAGCATTGCGTTAATGCGTTCAATAGCTATTTGCAATCCGTCTTTAACTCCCTCACTATACATTTCGGATGCCTTCGGGTTTAGCCTATGCTCGAAATCAGAAAAATCTATATAGTCAGTACGCAATACATCCCGCAGCAACACTAGTGGCGAGTGCATTTGATCGACTTCTCGTAATGGGGTATTACAAGTTCCCCAGAATCCGCATTGTAAGCCATTTGGACAGATATCACAAAAGTGCTTATTGTTTGGATTTGACATTAGTTTTTCTCCTGTTTAATTAGTTTATCAAGCTCAGCCCAAAACTCTCTTTCGTTTTGAGTTAAGTCCGCTTCCGTCCATCCAGATAGCTTAATCCACTGGCTGACACTCATACCTCTGGGTTTTTCGTCAATCAATTTAGACAAATGCGCGTTAAACAATCTGTATTTTATCCAAAACCAGAAATCATTTAACTTCGCCTCAATTTGACATATCATAGCCAGCCCCCAATTTTGCAAATAAACTATCTTCTCGATCATCTCGAATATTAATTTGGCCGCCAGCTTTACGAACCAAATCATCAATTTTTTTCTGCTCTTCTCGCCAATCTTTGCCGTCATGGTTCGTCTTATACCACTCATCATATTCCCAGCCATTTTGTTGACACCATTCACGTTCAGTTAAGCCTCTCGGGCGGGGGGTACGCATGTCAAGTTTACCGTCTTTGTCAAACATGTCCAGTTTCCCAGCTTTGGCGGCAATGTCAGCCCGTAATTTCGCATGGAATCGGGTCTTCTCTTCCAGTTCTTCGGCTGAATATGGCGTGTTATCAAGCGATATCGATCGCCAATGATCTTGTTGTCTTTTAAGATATTTTGTATCAGCATACTCAATCCGCCAAGCGGTATCAAGTTGACTCGCTGCGGTAACAATCATATCGTATTTCTCTGGGTTAGTCAGCGCCCCATAGATATAGGCTGACTTGTTATTGATTTTCCCAAGATTGTCCCGTAAATATCGGCAAAGCGAGACTGGGAATAAAGCTAAATGGTTTTTCTGATTGTGCAGTGTCGTGATTGCGTTTTTAGCATTGGCTTTGAAGTCATCATCGATCAAATCGAGTAGCTTATCCGTGACCTTTTGACGGTCGAACTTTGAGCTAAGAAAAGATTTATAATCACTCAAATCAGTTCCCACAGGTGCAACGTCAACCGTTGCAGTTTTTGCAACAGTTTGAACAGGCGATTCGATTTGCAATGGCTTAAAATCACCAAGGTCGATTAGTTGTTGTTCTCCCCCTAGACCTCCTAGGTGTGAATGATTAGCTACATTGATTTGATTATTTATATTTTTATTCTTAGCTTCTTCTTCTTCGTGAACACCCGTATTGTAGCCCCCTCTAACAGGCAGTTTGTTACCCCCCCCTACAATTTCTGCAGGCGGAAGTGATCGAGAATTGTTAGGGTATGCTTTTTTATCTGGCTTAATCTCCAAACTAGCCCGAGGAAAAGGCATACTCTGTCTAGTAATCGAGTGATTTACCTCGGGGCTAGCCTCGTCCGCTGCGTTAGCCTTAACAAGTCTAACGTGCGTTGTTATAGGAGACGATGAAGGTTGGGGGTTACAAAAAAACCAATTGTCTTGCCGACCCGCCACGCGTTCGCGCTGGATAAGGCCAGCTTTTTCAAGGGCTTTTAACCGCGTCCTTACCGTGTTCGGGTGTACAAATTGACGTGCTGCCAATGTTTCTATTGTAGGCCAGACATAACCCTTACGGTTTGCGTAATCAAAGGTCTTGAGTGTTTCGTAAAGTTGTGAGCAGCCCTTTGGAAGGTGTTGATAGACCTTTTGATCTATAACGGAGACGGGTTGCATAATAAAATTGCCCTCCACTTGACGCGAAGGTAGAATTGTGTTAGTATTGTTCATAATGAAATCCTTGATGTAAAGCTAATCCAGCTTAATCAAAAAGTCAAGCCCCCTAAATCATTATCCTCTTGGTTTTCCTTAGCCAAAGATTCGGGGGGCGCTGATTTTATTTAACAATCTGGCCCATCATAACCAAAATGTCTTTCTTCACAATTAAAACAAATCCAGCCGCTTTTATTACGACCATATAAATGTTTGTGATAGACCCCATGTTTTTCACAAATCCATTTTTTACAGTGTTGACATTTATGGAATGCGAAAATGCACCAACAGCTTTTCATCTATTCGTCCTCACTTTTTTGGGTTAGGGGCGCTGATTTTGTTTCCTTTCCCAAACTTTTTCTATGATCAGAAATAACCTCTGTGCATAGATGACAGCAACTAAAAGCGCCTTCCAATATGATTGTATCCGCTTCGCAAATGAAGTTAAGACAAGAATCGCATTGATAAACGGCTTGCGCCCCACAACCGTAGCATAAGAGCTTCATCTATTCGTCCTCACTTTCTATTTCTTCCGTCATTTGTTCTTGTTCTATCTTGGAAGATGCGCCTAAAGATTCCTTCGAGTCCCAATACTCTTGATGATATTCTTGATTACATCCTTGGCATATTATAAGGCTCTCTAAATAAACTTCTTTGCCTTTTGGGATACTCTCCCTGCAATCCCCGCAAATCCAATTATTCTTTTTCATTTTTTCCCTCACTCTCTTTTTCAATTTCAGACCAGCATTTTTTGCACCAATAAGCCATCGCGTCCAATCCAAATCCGCTCATATCCACAAACACACAATCATCCATACACCAACGGACCTTAATACCGCAGCCATGACAGTTGCCACAATATTTATCTTTGCATTTACAATTAGCCATTTTATTCCCCCCTCTCTGTTGTCGCAAGCCGTTTAACTTCCGCTTTTTTCATATTCTCCCATTCATTAAAGCACCCGCGGCAAAGATTGTGTAGAACCCATCGAGTTGAATTGCAATTTGAATGAAATCTGCAAATATGATAACCGCATCCATCGCATTTGTAATCCGCATCATTTTTACAATATGTACATTCAATTATTCCATTAGCCATTTTCGGCCTCCATCTCTTCGACCTTCTCTCGTCCATTAGCTCGCTTATCTTCCCAGTCTTCTCGTTCGCCACGCGCACACCACTCGCAAAGCAAGGGCATTTTAGACGCGAAGTGCTTATTGCAGGTTTTACAACCACAGCGCTCGCATTCCCACATGGCGTAGAAGTTGCATTTTAGGTTTTGGCAGAAAAAAATCATAAATACCTCCTAAAAATAGCGCCCACAAACCAAAGATTCATAGGCGCTTCACTTCAAAAATAAGGGGATAATCAAGTCCGCTTGATAATCAAGTTGTCCTTAACATCAAGCTCACAGCCATTCACGTCCAGCCCGTCTTTGAGTTGTTGCTTAACCATGTTTTTATCCAAAGCTCGCTCTGTCTTGACCCGCCAATAATCAGCAGGGATAGCGCTTTCATCCACAACTCGCACTGATTCAGACTTAGATCGGTAAATCGTAAATCCAAGCTCAGGGCGTTTCAGATTGGCCCCTTCTGGTATTACTCGATCCAGTTCTAATTTCAGCTTGTCTTTCCGTACTTCATTGGCTGCCTTGCGAGCTTTGAGCCGTTCTAGTTCAGCGTCCAATAAGTCGCCGAAAAAAGAGTGATTCATGTAGGCTCGGCCCAGCTGCTCGGGATAGTCCGATTGTGGGGTTTCGATGATTTCTCCTGTCTCGGGATTCCATTGGATGTCCTCTGGAAATACTTTAAAATCTTCCATTATTCTTTCTCCTGTTCAATTCCTAATGCTATACTGACCAAAAGGCCAATGCTAAAACCAAAAACATAGCGCCATATTTCCGATTCGGCCGTTAAGCCGTGTGCTATAAAGGCGACCCCAGCACAAATTATAATTATCCACTTCCGTATTCGATTACCCATGTGTTAAATCTCCTTGTTTTAATAGCTCTGGCTGAGCTGGAATAGGATTAGCTGATTTGAAATCAGTGTCTTCAGGTGCTTGCGATTTAGCGGGGGTGGGCGGTATATAAGTCTTAGCGACCTTTAATAGCGCCTCAGCTGAAGCCAATGCCATTTTCCAATTGCCTGTTTTCTCGCCATCAGCGCAATTAGCGTTATGTCGGTTATAGAGCAGAGCGCAGGTTTTCTTAAAATCAGCAGAGTTAAAGCCGACTATTGCAGCGATTTGATTTTCGGTCTGAGTGACTTTGTCAAATAGGTCAGCTTTTTCGCCTTCCGCTTCGTTCCAAGGTGGCGCGTCATTATCCGCCTTAGCTTTAGCCAATACCTCAGCGCTTGGCAGGCCATTTTTGTAATCTTTGTAGCCCTGTTGCTTTTCGGCTTTAGTTTTCACTGGCTTCGGTTGCGCTTCGTTTCCATCATCATCAGCCGCTGCCATGCCTAAGATTCCAGCCAATTGATATCGACGATAGTAACTAAGAGCCGATCCAATTCCTTGGGGGTCTTGGCGCGCACCGATTAACTCGCACTCAGATTTGATTGACTCACCGCTCGTATGCCAAAGAGTCGTAACAAGTTTGGTCCCTTCTATCGTCTGGGTATAAGCCAGATTACACTCTTCTAAATGTGGGTGTATCGCAGAGACATAGCTTGCAAGGGTCGCGTATGTTTTTTTAAAATGCGGATTGATTTCGTCTTTTTCAGCAATCGAAACTCGGCCCTGAAACTTGGCTAAATCTCGAATCATGGCAGCCTTGGGATTTTCTATTGGGATTAACTCAGCTTTCGATTCCATTATTAGCCTCACTTTCGATCCAATAATATGATGCCATGTCTTTTATTTTGCACATTTTATCAAGTTGCGATTTATGCAGTTTTCGCAATCGTCTCACCAGCAAGCGGACTTTAAACCAAAACCATAATTGTTTTAGCATTTTCATTCCTTTTAAGTTTAATATCAGCCCCTCAATTAAAGAGGGGCCTTGGGGTAAATTACGCGGTCACATTCTCACGATAGAAGTAAGGGTAAGACCCAGAAATCTGATGGCGTGATTCATCCATGTTTTCACCATCTTTAAGCCATTGGACGAAATCAGCGGCCTGACCAGCCTCAACCGCCCAATATTCGATAACGCCATCATCGGTATTATATTCAGCGATTCCATCCCCACACACAGGGGCTTCTTTGTGCGTTTCGCCGTTTTTGATTGATTTAACAAAATCGAAGTTCATTTTCAAATCCTTATTTTTGATTAAGGCCCTAAAGCCTGATAAAAGAAATATAACACCGAATCCGATCGGCGTCAAGTGGTTTTCACTATTTTTTTAGTGCAAAAGAGAAAAAGTGAGCGATTTTGAAACGCTATATAATAGAAGGTACTACAAAAAGCACGATTTTTTATAATTAATGCTTGACGATTCGGGCTATCGGTGTTAGTTTTTAGGCATGAAAAGAAACCAAGGCTGTGCTATTTACGTTAGCGAAGCTCAATTTGAGAACATCAAAGAAGAAGCGGGATCCCGCGGCATGAAGATCAAGTCAATGACTGATTTTCAGCTATTCGTATATCGGCAACTAGAGCTAACCGAGAAGCAATTCTTGGCATATTTCACGGCTTGGACAAAGAGTCAGGCGAAAAAGAAGGTAGATAATGGATAAAGACCCACATAATCTAATTTCCCCCAATGGTTCGAAAATACAATACTTGCCAAAATCTGAGCATAATAAAAAGCACGTTTGCGACGCCCAATGTAATTATGAAAGAGCTCTTAAGGCTGAGCTTAACCAGATATATACTGATTTTGCAAGTCTCAAAGAGCATAACGCCATAACCGAGAAAGCCATGTTAGAGATATTCGCTAAGATGAAAAATAAGATCAGCAGCTTGCCTACACTTCCAGATGATATAAGCTACGGGGATATGTGTGAAGTTGAGTCTGTTTTAGATATTTTTTCCGACGGCGAAAAAATGGTTAAAGAATATTTCAAACTTACCGGAGGCGAAAATGGCACGCAATGATGGATTGGACGTCGTGAGGAACGTGCAAGCAAATTTTCGGCAGATAGAATTGGATAAAATGGAACATGAACGACATATGCTTGATATCCGCTTGAAATATGAATCGTCTAATTCTGCTCTTAAGACAGCGATGTTGCAAATATTTGATAAATTGCATTGCCTTGCCAATCCTCATTTTACATGGGATATCCCAGCTGATGGCAATCAAATTGTTGCAGAAGGACGAAAAATGATTAAAGATTTTTTCGATAAAACCGAACAATCTGGGCAAGGAGAAACACTATGACTCAACATGAAATTAACAACATAGAAGCGACTATGATTTTAGAAGAATCCATCGAAAACCCAGACCCCCAAAAGGTCGATCGCTTTTTAGAAACACTACTGGCCGATATAGCCTGCTCTGATAAAACAGAGACCTCACCTTGTGGTGGGGTAAAGAAGTAAGAAAAATATCTTGCATACACTTCGCTCGTCGCGTATGTGGTGGGCGATAAGGAATTATATTATGACTGATACACAAGAAGACCGTCAACGGCGCCACGAATATTACAAGCAGTATTTCGGCTCAGACGTGGCAAGCCGTGCCGTGATTAATAAGCGCCAACCAAAGCCGATTGAAGACGATTACGAAACATTGACGGAAGCAAGCCAACACACACTTGATAACTATAAGGGGCCAAGCGAATGATTAAATATCTCGATTATGAATACGCTCGCCATTGGTTTATGCGACTCGCTTGGGTATTGATTAGCATTATAATAGTGCTTTCACTAACTCTCGGCGGTGTGGTGTGGTACGGCATTACACGCATGGAAAAAGATGGGGAGCAAATCTTAAAATTGAGCCAAATGGAACAGCCTCTTCTTAATGCGCGGACGACAGTTTCGTACTTAAAGGGCAGTCTGGATCGGGTTGATACATGCGATTTAAGTGCAGTGGTTAAAATGGCTAGCGAGGCACGGCAACAACTCGGATGGCTTTTGTTACAAATAGAACAACATGGAGTTATAAATGGTAAATGAGGATAGAGCACTTCTTGAGCGCTTTTTCCCATCAGCGACGGAATATCATTATGGAATTGAAATTAAAGAAAATGATCCAGAACGGACAATTCTATTATCGAAACACTATATTGAAATCAGCTATGATAAAAAACCTTGGGTATATAAATTAACGCAAAAGGGTAAACATCGACTACACGCTAAAGCGAAGGTAATACTTGATGGCAAGTTATATGATATTTCTAAATCGGAATTGGTCATTTATTATGACAATAATCGATGTAGGACAGAGCAAGCCCTTTATCGGACAAAGAATGGCAATTGGTTCACTTGGAAATATGGCAGTAATGATATTTCGCAAGTTTCAATTGAATGGGCTCAGTTTTACTTGAATCGAGAGGGTATGACGGATGCTTACATCGAATCATTTGGACCAATTGAGGAGGCTTAAATGGTAAATGAACAGAAACAACTCTTGCATAACATGCTGCTCGAAAACATGGCCTCGGATCACATCATCTACACGATATCCGACCAACATGAGGAAGGCACTTACAAGCACCTGATCGGCAATGAATATATCGTCGAAATCAGCCGAGAAGGCAATGAAAGAGTTTGCCGTATTACAGCGGAAGGGCTTAATTTTATGAGTGATAAGCCTAAGTCTTCCTGAAAAACAACCCGCGATCTTTGTAGATCTTATTCCACAAAAAATTATACGTGTAATGCACTTCTTTCCCGTCTGGATTAGCGTAATTCGTGTTGGCATCCCCATAGGGATCTTGGCAAATGAAATATCCCTGCTTGTTCGGATCCCCGCCAAAGTCTTCTATGCCTACAATTACAATAATGTGTCCTGCGCCCGTCAATGAAGTACCGACGATAACGGGATTTTTATTGACTTTTATTTCCGTCTCAATTTGCTTATAACTGTTTATCCCCTTGAAATAGCAGTCGCCAATGCCTGCCAAGTGGATATCGATAAGCCTTTCGATTACGCACCAAACCTGATTAGCCGACTTGATATCGAAAAAGTTCTTGATCCAACTCGACCCCGGTACGTTCGCCTTAATCCAATCCCACATTTTAGACGTGTTAGCTTGGGTATAGAGATCATCCGAATTAAGCGGGAAATCGGGTCTGAAATATTTAATAAATGTCCATGCAGAGCACATATTACAGACTTCATAGGGTCGGTATTTGTTATCTCTTTGGTTGTCATGTTCGGTTTTAAGCAGGTCCATTTTTTACCTCCGCTTGAACTACTTCCGCAGCTTTCGCTACCGCAGACTTGTTCCCAAGCCAGATAGCACCCATGTGTGCAGTCATAATAGGGGCAAGCGATAAGGCTACTTGCTGAAATGCCTCGGCTTGGGATGGCCAGCCAGCTGCAATCAGCAAGCCAGTTACGACAGTCACGAAAATCGTGATATTACTTGTCAATTTACCGTTCATATATTATTTTCCTTTTGACAGATTTAACCTGTTTTCTGTTGTCAAGGTTTATCGCCCAGTGTGAACCATACGTATTCTCACTGGGTATCGCAATTTTATATATCATATTTTGTTGTTTTAAAAGAGTTTAACTTCCGCTCTACGATTAAGGTCTTGTTCAGCTCTCGCCGGAAAGTCATCGTCAATTCAGCCACCGCATTTAGCAGGGTAATCAGTAATTCTCGGTCTGGGCCAGCCGCCACTCGGAAGCTATTCCAATCTTGATTCCAATCAGGTGTATAGATCTCTACCCAGCTTTCAAAATTATCGATTGACTCTTGGCTTGCACCTACACCCGTCGCTGCTTTTTTTATATCGGGTAACATTTTATCGAATATCACTGCATACCCTTTATCCAAAGCATTAGTACGCCACCAATAATAGCAGCTAAGATCGATAGAGTCAAGCGGGAAAACCAATTCCAGCGCTTTTCCCATTGGATTATTTTGTTATTCAAATCGGATAAGTGCAAGTTTATCTGATTAAAGCCGCTCACTTGTGCCGTGTTAAGCTCTTCCAGTTTGCTTATAAGCCCGTCGGTTATTTTTTCCATATTGACCACCTCAGTTTCTAATATTGCAAGCCGCTCAAGTTCGCCTTTCATAAACGCATACCGCCTTTTACCCTAAAATCAAGCACTAGCACCGCTGCCCGAATTGTGTGATTTTTCTGCCACTGCAATGAAGCATATGGATCCAAATCCACATAGCCTGTATTATCAATAAACGTGTAGCCGTCTGCCGTTGTGATAAAGCAAACCAAGTCATTGCCATTATGATTAAAAAGCAATGTATTCACAAGTGGTTTATTCTGCTCTACATACATTTGGGCGTTGATCTTATCGGCCCAAAGCGGGATATCGCGGGCAAAAGTGAAGGCCGTAGCCGCGACCACCGCCGTTGTTTGATCCGTTGCTGTTTTCCGTTGGCCAGTACGATACTCATCATCGACTCGATAGGCGTTGTGGATATTGCCTGTGCTAAGGTCGGTATATATCTCACCCATTAATGCGTAATTCTGAGCATAAAGAGTATGTGAGCCTGAGCTGACTACCCAAGGGTAAAAGGTATCCCATTGTTTTACCTCACCGCCCGTACCTGCTGAGATTGCAGTGCCATAATTCGCCACGTTATCCAATGTCAATGTGAGACTTGTGTTTGTCTGAGCTGTAATAGTTCCCCAGTTATACTCAAAAAGCGGGGCCGTCCCTACGGTATTTCGCACCACTGCTCTAGCGCCAATTGTGAACTGATAACCATTGGTTACGTTTGTGATTTGGAAAGTGGTGCTGCCCTTAGCACCCGAGCCAGTGAATGTTGTCCATGCGGAAAAAGGCTTGCGGGTGGCCACGATTGTAGATACCGCGTTATTAGGCCCATTGGTTATTGCCCAGACAAGATATTGACGGCCGTTTTGGAAGGCTATTGTATCGATAATACCATTCAGGCCTGTTGTGGATAAGTCAATGAAAAGCGGATTGGTCGCTGAATATGGGACTTTGAAGACCTTTTCACCAACTGGGAATAGGTAATATTTCCTTTGGATCCAGTCCCGCCACGGATCGATCAAGACCTTCTTGTTAGTGACAGCGCCGAAAAACCACCCCTGTATTAATGGAAGGGTCTGTTCTTTCACAGTTACGGCCGTCTCTTGGAAGCTGATTTCACCGCTCTGAATAGGTAGGATTTTAGCGTTGAAAATGTTTGTGGAAACCGTATCGATTTCACCAATCAGACAATAATAATTTGAATATAGCGTTTGTGATCCCGAGGCTACGATATAAGGCCTAAACTCGTTATGCTGTAAAATGTAGCCACCCGTGGCAGCCGTGATGTTAACCCCATAACTTGCATCGTTATCGAGGGTGATTGTTATGCTTGTCGAGCTGGCTATTGAGGCTATCGTGCCGTAATTTGACTCAATCAGGTTTGTCGTACCCTTGTCATTATGCACATACACGCGCGCACCTATGGTAAACTGATATCCATTTGTGACTGTAAATGTCCCAGTCGATCCCTTTGAGCCTGAGCTCACTGCTGAAAATGCTGAATACGGTTTGCGGGTAATTCCGATTCCAGCCCATTCAAAATTGCTATCCAGAAATGCCCAAGCTAAATATTGCCGATCCGCTTCCTGTGCAAGCGTGTCCACGCGCCCGCCCGCAAAAGTGCTGAGATTTATACCAGTATTGGATAAGTCAAGGGTCCAAGTCTCGTTAGTTTTGTAGGCCAGCGCCTCATCAGAAATCTCAAAGGTAAAGCGAATATATTCTTGCCCTTGCCCCTTATCCAGGGGTCCGAATTGGACGTTATCCCCTGAGATATTTTTGAAGACCCCGCGTAGATTGTCTGGGTAATTCTTAGTGTTTGATCTAACACGCGTGGCAACCTGCTTCCCGGTCTCTGTGATTGGCCGTGGGTTTATGTTTGTCAATCTCATGATGCCACCCGTCCTGTCAGTTTGGTATATCGATGATCAGAGCGATCGATTCCGATAATTTCCATAGTGGCATTTATGATGGCGATTGGCTCGCAAGTGAAGTTTATAAACGTGTTCAGATCAAACATTAAGCCGATATCATCCAAAACTGCAAACTCAATACGGCTTGTCTGTAATCGGTCAATTACGGCCCATTGGGTTGCCACTTGCTGGCCAGCACTTAAACTCGTGATTTTCACTGCTGCATTTGGGCCAAAATCCAAATTCTTGGAATTGCTACCGGTTTGCCAATCAGGCGATTCAGTGCGGCCAAATAGGGTTTCTACCGTGTATGCAGTGGGTAAACGGGTCTCTTTGGTTATGACTGGGTGTTCCATTATTTGGCGCTCTGTTATACTGAAACCGGGGGCTTGCGTGGCTTCTACATCAAAAACTTCATATACCATTAATCCATTTATTGAATAAATCCGGGCGTATCCGGCCGCTGCGAGTTGTTTTTGCAATTCCATCAATGTTAGATGGCTATCCAATAGGTTCGGATCGACCTGTGCTAGCACTAAACCTGATAATAGCGAGTTAGCTTTGGCATAGGCGATTTCATCCACTGGGATATTGTATAAACCAAATACCAATCTGGATAATTCAGAGGGCGTATTAGCGCCAAGAGTCACGAGTGAAGGGGAATCAAGTAATTTCGAGAATTGAGTAATGCCAGTAACTGTCGTTCGGCGTGTCCTATGGTCCTCTAATATGTTTTCAACAACGCCATCCCACTCAGTTGTTACTGTTGAGCCCTGTTCTAACGTGACCTTGGCTGTAATGCTTGTCAAATCTATATTATTAAAAACACTTTTAAGGCCTTTAGAAGAGAAAATCCCGGTATCATTCAGTAAATCAAACTCTAATCTCGAAATTGCAGGCAATTCTCCCCATTCAGGCTTAAACTGCATAGCCGTTGGCACTTTGGTATTCAGGACATAGCGAGTAACATCGTAGCCGCCAAGATAGATGTGTCGATTTGAATTGCCTATCATTCGTCGATTTCGCACTCCCTTACTGTTAGAAATCGCACATTGCCCTCTTGGTGGCCAATATCGCAATCACTAGCACCGGGTCGCATTAGTGGATTTAATTGGGGATCCCAGTTTTCAAATACCATTGGCGTTCCGGCTTGATCCACTTCAACAGGTAAGTAAAGGCAGGTAATATCATATACACCCGCTGCCATAGTCAATTGGTTCTCTCTATGGTCTTCTAATACGATATCAAAGCCGAGCGTAGGATTTGTATCGTGGCTACGGATCCTGAGATAGAAATCATTAGCACCACTGGCAAGATGACAGATAAATCCATTGAATGAATTGCGTACAAGCGGAATACTCAATTCTACATTCACAAGCCATGAATCATCGGCTTGCTGGGTAACTGTCCTATCCTCATCATCCCAAACCCCTGTATCACCTCGTGGATACCAGCGCTTTGCCCCTGACGCTTCGATTAAGTCAAGCAAATCATAGCTCGCTTTGGTACCGGTCCAGTTATCATTTATAGCCGTGAAGCTGATCTTACGGCGGGGTGCATCAAATACTCGGTGAAAATTACCGCGTAGGTCTTCAAACCCATCATAATCTGTCAGTGTTTTTTCTATTGTAACTTTATCATTCCAAAACTCGTTATCCCATTCCAGCTCGCGCCACTCATCCTGTATTAGTGTATAGCCGAAAATATATGGTCCAAGGTCAAGCGAATTATCGCCGGGTTGCTGGCCTATTGCAGGATTATAAACTGCCTTAGATGTAAAGGCGAAAAGGTCCATGGAATCGGGCGCCAATTGCCTTTGGTCCTGTAAATGATAATCGCCGCCGGAAACATCATAAAAAAGCGGGTTAATCCCTTGCAAACAATCAGTCACTGTCACTAACCGGGCGCCCCCATTGACGTTGCCATAATTGATAAGGCTATTCGTAATCGTGACATCAGGGCTGGCCGCATCCCCTGTCGTATCGTTAGCCGGCCAAAGGGCGTCCCAAACTATGCTATTCTGCAATGCAAAATCTATGTCACTTGTGCCTAAGTATGTGTACCTACACCGCACAAAATCGCAGTTACGTGCAATTACGACCTTGTTTGGGATACTTGGGGCAACCCCGGCAATTGCAGCGCCAGTTGGGCTATCGTAGTTTTCAAAAATACACTCTTGGACCGTATTATTAGCGTTGAAAAACTTGACACCGTAAGCAGCAGCGTAGAGTGTGCCATCAGTTAAGCGGATACGGCCATTCAAACGGTTGTTCGTAAACACGTTTGTGGTATCGTGCATTTGAATATCGATAAGAGACGTGGCCCCGGTATCGATGATATAATCAACTTGGCACCATCGGACCTTGCCATTGAGTATCTTAATTGGAAGCCCACCCGCGGATGTTAGATATAAGCCATTTAATTTTAGACCAGATAATAGATTGGTATTGCCGCCAAATGAAGAGCTGCCACCCCAGCCAGCGAAGGGACTTGATGAAAAAAGGATTGTAGCTGTTTCCCCATTTTCCACTTGTACTATCATGTTAGTGATTAAATCGCTTGTGTGTGCGTCTGTGGCGGCAAAAGATAGCGTGCCTACATAACTGTTGCGAATAATATGGATTGTGGTTCGGGTCGGCTGAGCCTGCATTACGTCAATAGCTTTTTCAAGGGTAGCAACTGGCACTGCTGCACTAGCTACGGCGGTGGCGTTTGTTGTATTTGCCCCAGCATCCGTGGCCCCGGGTGTTCCCGGCATAGCGAGCCAGATAGCGTTTCCAGTGGTAGGGCTGGGATTGTCTAATGTCCTTAAACTCAGGCTTGTTGTGGGACCCACCGCATTATCGGTATTGACTAAATAAGAGATTCGATGATTGTAATCAATTCGCTGATTGCCCACTTTCGCCTCCCTTTAGATAATCGGCCGCCAATGGAAACCCGTTATCATAGAGTTTATCAGCAATCACATTGCGCTCTTTCTGTTTTGCCAAGCCGCTGTTCCTTCTTAACAGCGTGATCATAGCTTCTAGTGCGCTATTCGCTTCTTTCTGGGTATCGAAAAATAGGTCCATGCTTTCTATGTTAATAAAATACACGATTCCATCATCATTGACCTGTCGATTGACTCGTAATTTTTTCATAGGCCCCCTAACTGGATGCCACGGCCAGTAAACAATCTTTCGATTTCTTTGCGTGTTGTTTGAGCTATTG